GCCACATTCCATGCCTTGTTATACGAAGGCTCCCATTGAGCTTGTGCCGTGTCATAGGCTTCTTTCAACTCGCTGGGTAGATTGTGTATAGTTTTTAGTGCATGAGGGAGAATGATATTCTCCTTCACGTTCTTATCTATTAGTGTTTTTGCCATTAGATTAACTCCTTCTGTTGGCGTTGATATGTTCTTAGTATAGGGCATTCGTATGCACATGTCAAGGCGTGTAAGTGTTTGACATACATAGATAAATACTTATAATGGTGGGTATGAAAAAAAATTTTTATAACACAGTTCACCCTTTCTGGGTGGAACATTACAAAAAGAAAAAGCAAAAAAAGGAGAAGAAAAATGACACAAGAACTAGACAAGAACGGAAGACCTAAGCTCTACTGTGCCAACTGTGGTAAGCGAATGAACTACACATACACACACCAATGGTTTGGGTGTAGTGGGTACAAGTGGTACGGATACTGGCAGTTAAGAAATGGTGCAAATGAACGCAGAGTATTTGGCACAAGACAAGAAGCCGAAGTAGAATTGAGAAGACTTGAAGGTTTGGGTTACAGAAATCGTGGGTATGATGGAATCGCTGATAAAGATTTAAAGATAGATTCTGCAACATATTATGGTCAAGATAATAGGCACTACTACATAGAACATAGTGAGCCAGTAGGTGAGCCTGTACCTTGGCAGTTTCATTCTCAAGAATGTATGATGCAGTTTCTACAACGACCAGATATAATTAGGCAGATACTTCCTATCATAGAGGCTAACAGAGCTGAGCCTATCATACCTGCCAAGAAACCTAGAAAGCCAAGACAGGTTAAGAATGACTTACCAGATTACAATGCTATGGCTAAGAGATTGGAGAGTGTACTGTGACAAAAGACTACAGAAACAGACTTGAACCACAAGACAGCACTAAGACTACAACTGTTAGTACTCGTCATGGAACGTGTGATATAAAAATAGCAGACATACAACTGACAATGATGTATAAAGCCTTACTGCTACACCCAATGAAACTTACACGAACACAACCATCTGCTTTAAAATGGTGGCGACAAGTATTTAATCTTAAAGGTAATCAAGAAAAGCTATTACCCCAAGCACTAGAAATAGTTAGAGAAAGACTTGAGGCTAAAGGTGATGATACTTACAGAAGTTTATACATAAAGAGTATAGAAGAAATGACAACATCATGAGTACAAAAATATGTAAAACATGTGGTGTTGAGTTTGCTATAAATAAATGGCAAACTAAAAAACAATATTGTAATGATGGATGTAAAACTAACTGGCGACCAAATCGTGGGAAACCAAAAGGTAGACCTAAAGATGAATGGAAAGAAGTATTTACTAAGTATAGTATATAGACCCCCCTCGGAACCACAGGTTCATATAGCACGAATTTTAATTAATGTCAAGGAGAAAAAGATAATGACTGATAAAAAAAGAAAAGACGGAGAGAAAGCAATAGGTATAGCCACAATAGTTATGGGCATCT